CATATAGAGCTGTACCCGCAGTATGGACAACAGCCTTAACCATATCATAGTATTTACTTACATCGATAGACGAGTTAATTTCATATGAGAAAGTTTGGTAATAATCACCATCCTGTATATATTTATCATCACTTAAAAAGCCTCTGGTGGAGGAATAAAACCCAGAACCCGCACCTTTAGCACCAATGGTTGATCTAACAGAACCTACATGTTGTGAATTTGATGTTGACGTAAACTCTAGAATTTCCCCTTCAACATAGCCATATCCAGAAGTTATTACAGATAAAGCTGAAACTGTACCGTTAGCAGTAACCACGTTGGCAGAAACATTGGCGTTAACACCAGCAAACCCTGATGTTGTATCAATGGTTACGATACTAGCATTAGAAGTTGCGCCACTAGATTTTCCTATAATAGAATCTCCATTAGCAGAAGAAAAGTCTTGAAGAGACTGACGACGAACAGATAACTGAGTGCTGTTTGCTACTTTAATCTTTCCGATAGCAGTAGCATATATTGAGCCATTAACATTAGCTACAGCAGAGGTAGAGTTAGAAGTTAATCCAAAAACATTAGCTGTAGTGACCCAAGCAGAACTTGTGGTATTTACGAAATTGATAACTGTGTTTGTTGGTAATCCTACAATTATGCCTTCATTTTTAACAATAAAGACAGCCGACTGCCCATTAGAAGTAGCAGTATTTGTGTTTAAATAAAGTGCAGTGCTATTAACAACATTATTGATAACTCTAATACTATTAACACCACCCGTTTTAATAACCAGCTTTTGGCCAGCTGTAAAGGCTGAGGTAAAATCAGGAGTTCCTGTGTTAGCTCTGAATAGATTGCTTTGAGTATTAGCAACATATGTTCCTGTTGGAGTGCTGTTGATTTGGTACACATATTCATTAACTTGGAAAGCGGCAGATGGCGCTGTTAGATTTAACTGCTGTGCTGATGTAGTTGTAACATTTTGCGTTATCACTTCACCGACAATATAAGGTTTAGACACATTTACAATATTGATAATATGATCTTGTTTATTTTGTGTTGCAATACCCTGCTGATAAATTTCTACGAAAGGAGCAGTATCATAGTCAATACCACCACCAGTTTTGATGATGTTTTGAATTTCGCCTATTTCTAGAATCTGTAAGTTTAAAATATCAACTAATTGTCCCGTAGAAACATTACAAAAAGGATAATTTGGGAACCCATAAGCAGTAGAGTTTAAGGCTAGACTTAGATAAGCAGTATTAGAAACATTATTACCGCCAACCATATCTGTGTAATTGAATACAGTTTCTGTAGAGTTCACTGTACCTATTTCAATGTTAGCGAAATTACCACTGGAAACAGTTACTAGTTGAGCATTACCTGTAGAGGTATATATTCTGTTGTAACGACTAGTTATACCATCTGATAGATTGATAAGACCCATAGCTGTATTGGTAAAGAGGAAAGCATTAGCTGTTACAGGAGCTAATGTAGCAGTATATGTTAGACCAGTTGGTGTGCCAGCAGTGGTAACAATGGCGACATTAGCAGTAGTTTTTAATGTAAATGCAGTTACATTTGGAGCAACTCCAGTAACAGTATCAATTTTATATTCAGTTCCAGTAGTATAACCAGTAATAGTACCAGTGCCACCTAGTGTTCCGGTGATTGTAACACGATCAGAAATAGCAACATTAGCAGCAGTACAAGTAAACCCACCTGTTGTATTAGAAATTGCAACACCAGCAAGAGTAATTGGAACTCTATTAAATGACACCCCAACAAACTTATTTAAGAATGCATTCGCTCCGGATAGTTGAACATTAGCATAAGTGATTACAGCATTAGAAATAAACACATTAGAATAAAGCTTACTGAATCCCCAACCACCATCACCACCATCAGCAAACCCTGTTAATTTGCCAAGATTATCTACTGTTGGCTCTAATTTAAAATTAACAACACCTGTGGTATCTTCTATTTCGGTAATCCTTGCTGTTGCGCCCCTGCCATAATCAGAAGTTAGAGATACAATTTCACCTACTGCTAACTCAGCACCACCATCAGAAACAAGTAGAGAATTTAAAGATCCTAGCACACTTGGGCAAGGTTTGGACAAATCATTATCAAAGGTTAATAATTCTCCTACTCTAAAATTATTTTCTGAGGTATTGGTTACAAAGAATAAATCAACATACTTGGAGGAAATTCTCTTACGAACAAGACGGTCCACATACCCTGTCGCTTTTGAAGCGAACCCAGTAATCTGCTTACCAACGAATTCTTTATTTCTAGAAGTGTTAGATATTTCCAAATACTGAGGAACTGTCCACACACCATCAGATGGTTTTAAAATATCTGTAGCTGGAAGATATACCTCGATATCTTCTTTGAATACTAACTGAAATAGAAGCTTGAGTGCGCGAAGGCTTCCCTTTGCTCTATAAAGATCAAGAATTTTCTTTACGGTTAATCTTTTTTCAGCAACAGAAGCAAACTGAAGACCTTGTAGGTATGTGTTACTAAAATGAACTAAGAATTCTTCTACAGTAGAATCAATCCTATTATACTCTAATAGATTACGAGCCTGATAGATAGGATTTCCTTCTTGCTCCATCCATTCATAATAAGCTTGAACAAACGCAATTAGAGTCGGACCTGATTCATTATAGAATGCAGGAAACTGACTCTGAATTAGATTCGAAATAGTTTTTTCTGATACACTCATTACTGTCTTACGATCTGTACTGATACCTTGATTTCATCATTGGGAATTTCAAAAATTACATTTTCATTAGTGCTATTATCTTTATTTCTTGGCATTATATAAACTCGGATAGAATCACCGAAGTAGCTTGAAGTATAGAAGTTAGTTATATTGATTGTACCAGTTTCATAATTTACATTACCTACGCCGGTATCTACTACGGTATGATGTAACCCATCGCTTCGTTCTTCAACGATACGAAGATTACCATTACCATCATCTTCAATATTAACAAGCAATCCATTATAAATGAATTTACTAGTTTGAACAGCGTGCTCATCTCTACTTTCGTGATTTGCTACAGCTGGGGGAAGATTAGAATTAATAGCCATTTTGAAATTTAACTGGTAGTTTTTATTACCCTGCATCGATGGAATTAGCTTCTTCATCACCGTGTAATCAGTTTCATTACTGATGATAGTTGACTGAGCATTATCGATTGCATAAACTAACTTAGAATACAATAGAGTGGACTTGAAGTCTTCAAGATTATCTCTGCTGTAATTTTGAATAGCAGTGGTTACATATGCAGAAATATCTGCTGGCTGTAACGTTGTCTGATTGACATTATACTTCACATTGGTAGTAACACTTGCATATGTGTATTCTGGTTCAATAAACACAGGAGTAATAGTTAGTGGTGCACGAACCTTTAAGAACTCTGTGTATTCATTGACTTTGTAAGGAGGAACAATATCAAAATTATACAATTTCATAGAAATAATAACTTTACCATATTGAGGAGGAGTTGTAGTCTCACCACCATAAACTGATAAGGCTTGAATTTCAGGATATGTTACTTGTAATAGAGTTTCATAATCCGTAGTTGTAACAGCTCTTTCCTGTGTAGCATAATACCGAGGAGCATTGAAACGAATCGATTCAATATCTTCTGCAATGTCACCACCGGTAGCAGCAGAAACAGTAGTTACAGTAACTGTGCCGCCACCAATAGTGCTATTAGGACTGAAGATTGCAATGCCATTTGGTAGCTGGCCATTCGTCACTAGGTAACTCACAGAAACTACTGAGTTGTCAAGAGGCTTGCGTCCCACAACATTGTCACCAAAAATTATCTGGTATTGACTATTATCAGAACCCTGTAAAAAATACACAGGAGTGGTTTCTTTAATGTCTAAAAGAGTTGTCGATAGTAAATAAGGGATAACATTAGCACCACCATTTTCAATACTCACCACGGTTAATGACTCAGTATCAATAGTGGGATTAGATAAAATAAACTGCTGGTTGTCAACAGTTGCAGATGGCTTAATTACGAAGGTGTCTGTAACAGGAGTTCCTTCATAAATTTCTACATTACTTGCATTAAAGACTCCATTTCCAGAAGCCTCAACTACAAGGTTCTGGTTAGTAGAGAATGTATATGTATTTGATCCAGCCTTACCAGTGAACGAGGTGCCTGCAGGAATAGTCAATAAAAGAGGATTATTAGGTACACCAGAAATAGCAAGATTTACTTTAGCATAAGAAGAACGGAATGACCTTGGAGTATAGTTAAGCTCGACAGCCTTAAGAACCACTGAGTCACGAAGCTGGGCGGTGTCTAGGAACATCTCAGAGCCTATCATATTCATATAAAATGCATTTTGATATGTGTTATAGGCTAAAAGATCTAGAAGAACATTAAGATTACTAGATTCAAAGTTGTAATCCTTGAACTGATTCTGAGAAGATAAGAAAGTCTTGAGGCTGTTCTTATAATCAGCGAAATCTAGGCTTGTTAGTGAGATACTAGAATTGGCCATTTTTATCTTACTCTATAAAGTAATGTGGTTAATGTAATCGGATTACTATTATTTATTATATAAAAGGTAAGAGTTATTGCATAAGCATTCTTTTCTTCATATGGAGTAGCCACCAAGTCGATGATCTTAACTCGAGGTTCATAGTTTTCGATACAGGATCTGATCTCATTCTCTATGCTGGAGGTAGTTACCGAGTTGATAGGCTCAAAGAGGTATTTCTTTAAATTAGAACCAAATGTTGGGTTAAATGGCCTTTCATACTTGTTAGTGAATAATAGATTAATAATAGCCTGTTTGATAGCCTCTTCGTTTTTCTTAGTGACAAGATCGTGAAGTTCTGGATGCACGACGAAGTTCGTGTACATGTCACTAAACAGGTCTGTTTGAGCCTGGATAGCAGTAAACTTCTCTTGTTTAAATGATGCCATTTTTTTCTCTTTATGCTGGGGGAACTGCAATATCTTCCGGAGTAATACTACTTATTGCGCTTTGTAAAATCGCCAATTTAGTATCAACACTAGTTAAAAACGCATCTGGGTTAGATGTATCTAGAAGTAATCCATCTAAAGAGATCGTAGTTAAAGTGTTGATAAGATTTTGAGTTTCATTGACCTTATCTAAAATAGGCTTGATTTGAGCAGTAACTGTAGCCTCGATTATCCCTAAAGTTTCTGCCTCTAATGTGATAAGACAAGCCTTTAAGGTTTCTTCAACATTACTTACTGCATTTATTAATTTAACTACGTTCTTTGACAATTGGATAATTTCAACAGCTTGTGTAATATATGATTGCAACTGTAAAGCAGCATCACCAGCAATCAACTTTCCTAACCACTTTACAATAGATACTGGATCTGGAGAAGGTAACTTTAAAAGAGGAAAAGCTTTTTCTGCTATGCTAATTTGGTCTGCAATTTTATCTTCAATTATTTGTTGAATAGATGCAACATATTCACTTACCAAAAGCTCTAAAGCATTGCAGTCAACAGTGCTTGTGATCTGCAGAACCATATTATCAATTTCTTTAATAGTTTTATCCATAATTTAATTCCTTAAGTTACATCAGTGATAATGCCATTTACAACAGTAACGACCTTATCTAATAAGTGGAAAGATGTTTTAGCTCCAAGTGTAGTTCCAAGAGAACCATCTGTAAATATTCCACCACCCAATACTTGTACACCACCCGGAGCCTTTAGAACAATGCTATTATTGGATGTCAATCTAAGAGTTTTTTCTGCAGTAATGTTGCAATCACCAACTACTGTTATATTGCAGGTACCACCAACAGTAACGTTTTTATTTTGAACAACAATTTCAAAATCATCATTAACAACCTTTGTTACTTTTCGCCCGTCTTCATTAATTTCAACATAAGTTCCTTTTCTATGACGAATTCGAATTCTTTCATGTCCGTCAGTATCATCGACTTCAATAACATGTCCGCGTTCAGTTTGAATTACATGATTGTGTGGATATAAAGCACCATAAGAAGATTCCGGTTCTTCAAGGTAAGCTATATCAGGATCTGCTGCAGCAGGAATGGTATTAATGCCTCTAGCAAGAGCAGGAACATCATTACTATTTTGAGTACCATCAGGAAGCTTGGCATAAGTTCCCCAAATCATGGGTAACTGTTTTTCTTGACCATCTAGATAAAAACCAAACACATGCGACCCAACAAGAAGTCCTGTAGGAGATCTTCCTACACCATTAAGACTTGCTGAAGTAATAGGAATGATTGGTGTTGCCCAGGGCAAATCACTAACAGGAATTGCTGTATCATCCGTTTCATTTACCACTCTTACTCTGATTCTACCGAGTTGTTTTGGATCATCGATGTCGACTACTATGCCGACAAACCAACGCAACCCTTCCTCTCCCATTCGCTTAGTTGTCATTATATAACATCCTCATAAGAGCCTTTAATTAATTCCATTGCAATAGTGTAAGACTTTTCCATTGGGCTTAAATTTACAACAACGTGTCTTAATTTAGAAACAAGATAATTACCTTCTAAATATTTGTTTGCTGGTTGAGTTTCAGTAAATCCTGAAGGACTTGGTACGTTAATAGTTATAACATCTCCTGCACTCAAAGCAACATCACCATAAACGTGAGCATAAAACACATTCTGTTCCATTTTAGATATAAATGAGTGTTTGGGACCTAAAGAAGTATTGATATAATTTTCTTGAAACTCACTAGAAAATGGAACTAATAATGAAACAGCTGCCGTATTTCCATAAGCCTTTTCAAAACTTGGAGGATCAATTGGTTTAGCAGATTTAGAAGAGAACTTAATCTTACTTTGCTGTTCTGAATTCACATACTTAGTAGTTGAAACCTGACCAGTCAAAAGATCAAATCTCTTAACATTCATATTCAAACTACCAGATGTCATTTTGGTAGTATTATCCACTAAAGATGTTTGTTTTAAATTTAATATATTTCTACTATTCATCGAAGTTAAACTAGCATTATTGACTGTATCAT